CTGGCTGGGTTCCGACGCTTTTCCTGGCGTTGAATTCATCCTGCGGGATCATTTTTTCAATTCCGGGAGCAGGAATACCGGGAAGATTTTGCAGCGCGCGCTGAACATCCACGGCGCCGGGCTTGTGGTGGACGGGATTGTCGGCCCCAGGACCCGGCAGGAGCTGCAGGACCAGCTGGCCGCCACGGGTGAAGCGGTGTTTTTGGTTGGGTTACAGGAGAAGCGTCAGGCGTTTTACCGCTCCTGCAGGCAGTTTCCGACCTTCGGGAAGGGCTGGCTGAACCGCTGCGACGATGCGTTCAGCGTGGCGCAGGAGCTTGTTTAGTTGTTTACCATTAGTTGTTATGAGTTCAAATCCATTAAAAGCTGTCGGAGGGGCCCTGGCAAATATCGCCACGTTCGGGGGATATGGAGCCAATAAGGCGGCCAAGAAGCAGGCAAGCGCCGCCAACGCTATGGCCGATGCCATGGCGAATGCCCCGGAGCAGAAGGTTATTACTACGGAAACCAAGGATGTTTCCCAAGCGGAGAATGCGGTGAATTCGTCTGCCCGCCGCCGCTTGAAGCTTAGTAATACGACGAACCGGAGTAATCCTCTTTCTTCCCTGGCTGGCCTGAGGAAGACGCTGGGTTGATTTTTACACAGGAGATCCATGGAAAATGTTAAAGATTTATTGAGGACGGCAGACGCCCTGTTCACGGAGATGAATAAGAATTCCGGGGATTGGGATGAATTGCGCCGGCGCATTATGCCGCGGATGGAGGGGAAGGCCCGCCAGCAGGAACAGGCTAATGAGATGACGGCTGCGTCCAGTTTTTCTCCGGTGGCGCATAAGTCCCTTTTGAATTTGGCGTCCGCTCATCTTCTTTTTATTACTCCCATGGATCAGAAGTGGTTTTCCCTGCGGCCGCAGGAGGAAAGGGATGATTACACCGATGAGGACGATTGGTACAGCAGAGCGACGGAGGCCGTCTACCGCGCGCTGGCGGATTCCAATTTCTATGCGGCGGCCCACGAGGTTTACCTGGACCGTTGCCTGACAGGGACAGGCTGCATGTTTGCAGATGTTTCCCGTGACGGGTCCCTGGTGTTTAAACACGTCCCTACCGGGACTTATGCGATTGCCGAGGGAGCCCACGGGGAGGTGAATACGCTGGTGCGGACGTTGAAGTTTACTGCCCAGCAGGCCGTGGAGATGTTTAAGCTGCGCAATCTGCCTGTCAAGATTCAGGAGGCGTATAAGGATGCGGAGAGGCGGTACACCGAGATGTTCGAGTTTGTTCACCTTGTACTGCCCAACAGCCGGGCGCAGTTCGGTTCCGACATGGTAAGGCCTGGCCGCCGCAAGTGGTTGGACGTGTATATTGCCAGGGAGGCGGAGAAGATTGTTTTCCATGGCGGCTTTTACGAGTTTCCTTTTTTGGTGACGCGCTTTTTGAAGGGTGGCGTTTCTTCTTACGGCGAGGCTCCGGGCAAGGCTGTGCTGCCGGAGATTAAGGCTACCCTGCTGATGGATCGGGTGATGGATGTGGCCGGCAGCCGGGCGGCAATTCCCAGCGTTATTGTGTCGGCTAAGATGGCAAAGGAGGTTGATTTGCGGGCCGGAGGCAAGACGGTTGTTCCGGATGAGCTTATTGGTTCACAGTTTCCGAGGGAATGGGCGAACGTGGGGGATGTGAGGTTTATGCTGGAGCGGCAAGATAAGAAGGAGAAGTTGATCAGGGAGGCGTTTTTCAATGATATTCTCCAGGTGGTTTCAAGCGTGGACCGCGAGATGACGGCTACGGAGGTGAATGCCCGCGAGTCGGAACGCATTATTTGCTTTTTTTCTTCTTTCATTCAGTTTTCGCAGGATTTCCAGACGATGATGAATCGCATTGTCTGCCTGATGTTCCGCAATATGCAGGGGGCCGTGCTTCCGGGCGACGCGCCTGATGAGTTTTTTGTCCGTTCCGCCGATGGGGAGAAGTTTGAGTTGCGGACTCCCCGCACCCGCTATCTGGGCAAGATTGCCCAGGCATTTGACCGTTTGCAGAGGTACGGCCTTGAGGGGGTGCTGAATGGGTTGGCGAAGTATATCCAGGTTTCGGGCGATACCCGCATTGCCAAGCGCATGAAGGCATGGGAGGTGCTGCGGTTTATGTGGGACAGTTCCGGCGCCCCGTCCAAGTGCATTGTGTCCGCGTCCGAGAATAGCAAGATGGTTGAGGAGGAGAGGGCGCAGGAGGATCAGATGCGTCAGGCCGCCCTTGCGGAACAATTGGCCAGGGCCGGCAGGGATAGTGCCGCGGCGTCCGCACAGTTTAATACGGAATGATGATGAATATGTTTGAAGATAAGCCGACACCGGAACAGGTTGAGTTTCTCAAGAGGCTCAACCGGAGACGAGCCGCGCTGAAGGAGGCTTTTACTCCGGAGGTGCTGGATATTTTAGAGAAGGAGTTCCAGACGAATTTGCCCTGCTTTCAAGGGAAGGCTGGTTCCTACGATCCCCTTGACGCAATGCGCCGAGACGCCCAGCGGGAGGTTCTCCTGTGGGTAAGATACGAGATTGAACAATATAACCCTGATTTACATGATCTATAGTAGACTATTCCATAACAGGTTCTTATACGAAGAGGCCATTCCGGCAGGGGGTTCTGGAGGCAATGGCGCTCCGTCTCCCACGAATGACGCTCCTCCTGCGAATCCCGCGGGAGATCCGCCTCCTGCGGATCCTCCTGTCCCGTCCAATCCCTACGATTTTTCAGGGGGTACGGAAGAGCCCGATCCGGTTCCCGGCAGTCCTCCCCCGCTTTCTCCGCAGGAGGAGACCGAGTATGAGATTGATTTTGGGGAGGGGTTTGTGGAGAATGATGCCCTGCGGGATATGTTGAAGGGACATGCCAGGGCGGCAGGGCTGCCGGCCGATGCCGCCGGGAAGTTTCTTTCCGAGGTGGCTGCCAGCATCCGCGCGGACGAGGAGGCGGCTTTTAAGGAGGCTGACGAAGCGTTGAAGGACGAATGGGGAGCGGAGTATGAGAGGAATGTTTCTGCCTCCAAGGCTTTTGCCCGGAAGCTTTCCGTGGAGTCCGGCGTTCCTATGGAGAAGATGGCTGTGTTTGCGAGTCCGGACGGGTTCCGCGTTCTGCACGCCATTTCCCGGATGATAGGCGAGGGAGGCTTGAAGGGCGGCGGTCAGATTCCGGCGAAGACGGACCCTGCCGACGAGGCTCAAGCTGTTTTGTCCGACCCCAATCACCGTTATTATAAGGCAATCGCCGATCCTTCACATCCACAGTGGCGGGAGGCTACCGATTATTATAATAAGCTGGTGGGGATTTCCGGTTAGTTTTTTTGCGTTGACTATTGGTTCGGAGGGGTGTCCTGCTGTGCGGGGCGCCCTTTCTTTTTTTCATTTGTTCAAGTTACGGTTGTATTCATCAGGCCTGGGGATGTGGCATGATGCCTCAAATGGATAAGGTGACCGTTTTTAACCAGGCTTTGGCCCAGTTGGGGGACCGGGAGTATGTGAAGGGTTCCCCAGCCGGTCGCACCGTTGATTTGTGGTGGCCTACCGTGTTGCAGGAAGCGCTGTTGTTCGGGGCATGGACCTGGGCAACCAAACGGGTTGAGATGGAGCGCTCTGTCATGAGGCATCCGATTCCGGATGATTGCCTGCGCGTGCTGTATGTGGGGGCGGATTTGTTCCGCATTGAGGGGCGTGATTTGGTGGTTGAGCGTTACGGGAAACGCGCCGCCGGGACCGATAAGCTGGTGGTGGATTATCTTTCCGACGAGGTGGCCCGCTCCGAAGTGCTGCCGGATCATAGTCCGTTTTTCATCAAGGGCGTTGTGTTTCTTCTGGCTGGCAGGTGCGCTTTGAAGCTGGCTTCTTCTCCCCAGCTTGCGGCCGCTTTGGAGGCACAGGGTGAGGCGTTTTTAAGCAAGGCCCTTTATTGGGACACCTGCCAGCATGCTTCCAATGACCAGGATCCTTTAACAGAGATTTTAAACAGTTCCATTTTCTGATGTTATGAGTTCCGATTTCGGGGTTTCCCAGCAGTATAAGTATCAGGGGCAGGCAGCTTTGAGCAACGGGCGCGCCACACAGGCGGCTTATGAGAAGAAGGCCCGCGCCCTGGAGGCAGAGGCGGTTTCCGATTCCCACCTGGCCGCCCGCAATATGAAGCGGATGCGCCAGAATCAGAATGCCGCCATGGGTTCTGCACGGGCACAGCGCGGCGGATCCGGTTTTACTTCCGAGGGTTCCGGAAGCCAGGCGGAGGTGGCGGTGGCGGATGTGTGGGAGAGCGCCATTGGGGATGCGGCCCTTTCCAACGCGGTTTCCGATGCCAATAAGCGGTTTGCCGCGGAGTCCGCCCGATACCAGGGTGATCTGGCCATGATGGCGGCACACAGCGAGGCAGACCAGTATAAGATGCTTTCACAGAATGCCCTTGGTTCTGCCATGATCCAGACGGCCCTGACGGTGGCGGGGGGAGCCATGGGGGCGGCAGGAATGTCCGGTGGAGGATTGCTGGGGGGTGTTACCGAGAGCGGGGAGGAGTGGGGAGCCAAGGTAGGAGGAGCCCAGGGGGCTTTTTCCGGGATGATGAATGCTTATTCCCTTTCCGGTTCCCTGGGGGGGATGGTGCCGGGGAGCATGCAGTCTTCCAACAGGTTGAGGGATTCCCTGCTGGCTAATTTCATGGGTTTTGGAAAGAGATGAGCGTTTCTCCCATGCAGCAGGCTTTTTTACTGATGGAAGCCCAGCGCCCCGGCTGGTTCCGGGAGACCGTTTCCCTGGCGGATGCGGGAGGCGGGGTCGTGTGGTGCTGCCCTTCGTTGTTTTTTGCGGGGGTGCCAGATCCGGAGTCCCCCAGGACGTTGATTATTCTTTTTGCCCACGGCCGCATGGAGGCCGTCAGGGAGCTGGCTTGTCTGGTGCAGGGGCGTTTTGACCGGGCAAGGTGGCAGCGCTGCATCCGCGGACGCGAGGACTGGAAGGAGATTTCCATCCCAAGGTTTTTAAGTTTTAACCGTTTCAAGATGAACGAAGATGAGTGATTTACAGCAACCCTTGTACGGAGGAACCCGGATGAATGCGGCTTCCTCCACCCCTTCCCCGGTCCAGATGCCGGATGTTTCTTCCAAGCCCGTTCAGAGGGCGCTGCAGAATGCCCAGGAGTTTGTGTCTGATGTTGCCCACCAGTACCAGCGCATGAAGGATTTCGGCGAGCAGACGCGGCTGGAAGGCCAGATGAATGATTTGGCCAGCGAGTTTGAGCAGGAGATAACACGGAGATTGGGGTTTGCCCGCGGTCATGAGCTGTCTTTTTACGATCGTGACGGGAGGCTGAAAGAGAGCGCCCTGAATACGTTTGTGCGGAATTACGAAGGGAAGTTCCGCGGGTTGAAGGGGAGTTTTGTTTCCCAGGAGGAGGCTTCCAGGTTCGGAGCCAGAAAGCAGGATGTGATGCGCCGACTCCAGGGGCGGGCTTCCGAGTTGATGCTTAAGGGGCAGATTCAGGAGTCCAGGCAGGCTTTTGAGGAAGGGTTGAAGGGGGATTTGCTGCGGAGGGATTTCCAGGGAGCCACCCGTAGGCGCATTCAGGCTTACGAGGCCGGCATTATTTCTGAGAATGGAATGAACAACGGTATTCTGGAAGATACACGGAACGGCCTTTTGGACGAATACGAGCAGGATATGCTGATTAACCCCAGTGTTGCTTTTACGAAGCTTGGGGACGGCTATTTTGATGCTCTGGGCGCAGGAGATGTTTTAAAGCTGAAGGAGAAGACCAGAAGGTTTTTACGTTCCGCGAACCGCTCCGAAGGTGAAGATGGAGCGCCCGGTTACAGAAAGGGTTCTCTTTGGCCGAAAGCTTCCCTCCGTTACGGAGCCACGGAGCAGGAATACGACTGGGTGGAGCATTATAACCGGACCGGCAGTTACGGGAAATACGCCCCTTCCATTAAGTTTGCCTTCCGGGAGGATTTACGGAATCTGCCTCCCGCCAATTCCGGCGAAGAAAGAACGAGGTACGTCAATGACATGTTGAAGAAGTGGGGGCAGTATGGACAGGTTCTTGGAGATGAAAGGAAGCTGCGCCTGTTTGTAGAAGACCGGATTGACGCCATGGGGAGACCCAATACGAACCGGAATAATATAGAGGCCGTTTTGAAGGCCATGCCGGATCATGTATATATTCCTTATTTTTCTTACCAGGTAGCTAATGCTTACAAGAGTGGCGACCAGGAGCAGATTAAGAAGGCAGAGAGTACGCGGGATGAGGTGGAGGCAGATATTTTGTATAAGACGGAACTTTCCATGACGGAGTGGAGACAGGCTCATCCCAATGCCACACTTGCCCAAGATCTTGCGCAGATCCATCAATTTACCGCTTTTCATGCCGGGAACAGGTTTGCCTATCGGCCTATTATTGAAGAAGATAAGAAAAGATCTGACGAGAGCCGCATGAAGAAGGCGCTGGAGTCCATGCCTTTGTATTCTTTTGAGCAACAGGAAGAGTTGAACGTGTCTCCAGAAGAGAGGGAGGCCCAGCAAAAGAAGGCGGCACAATATATTAAGGGCCAAAGACCTTATTTGCCTTCCCCTCTTGAGAACCACCCTGTTTCTTTTGTCCGGCATGCTACATCCGGAGCGTATGTTTCCAAGCAGGCTTATGAGGCTATCAAGGCTAAGTTTGGGAATAGACCTTTTGCCCGCATTTCTCTGGGACGTAACGGAGCTTTCCTAAGGGTTCCCGTCGTCGGGGTCTATGAGGGAACCCCGCGGGGAGTTGAGGTTTCAGGACCGCTTTATGAACGCATGGCGTTAAGGTTTCCCGGTGAACAGGCCAGCGGGAATGTCAGCATTTACGACGGGAAGGATGAACCGGAAGCGCCGGAAGATGGATACGGACCAGGTTTGCTGCCTCCTTTGCCGGGTGGAGACGATACTTACACGCAGGTGAACGATATTGGCGACTCCGCTCTTCTTCCTCTTTACCAATAGTTTTAGCACAAGAATATATGTTTGCACAGGATGTTTTTGAGAGGTTGGGGCTGTCCCAAGATATGGATTTATTGAAAGAACTCCAGAAAGAGGCATTGTTAGAGCCAACGGAAGCGGCGCAGAGCCCCTATATGGATGACCCGGCATATGCCGGTTTTGAGACCTTGCGCGGTTTGTTTGGTTCCAATCATGGAGATAATCCCTCCATGTATTGGCTAGCACAGGGAAAAGAGATGCCTGAATTTGCCACCGTGGCGGACGCACAGGCTGCCGTCTGGAAGGATTTCCAGAAAAAAGCCCGTGCTTATCAGGCAGAGCAGGAGCGACAGCAACAGGCACGGGAGGCATTGGCTGCTACGATTGATCCCTTCATTGACCGGTACGTGCGCGGGGACACTGTTGTTCCCTCCCCTGAACAGGTAATGATGATGCAGGAGGCGGGCATTTCCTGGGAGAGTGTCAGACGAGCCCGCAGAGGGATGCAACTTGTCCGGGAATATGACGCGCAGGGCACCCTGTACGACGACAGGATCATCAATAATCTGGCGGAACAGGTGGGAGATGATGAGCTGGCACGGCGCATTGTGCTGAATATGTTTTATAATGATTCCAGGAAGTACGCCAAGGATAAGCACGGTGACGAGTGGACCGGGATTGACTGGATAGATAAGGCAGCCCAAGGGGTAACGGGGATGGTACGCACCGGGGGCGTGAAGGGATGGCGGACAGGTCAGAAGGCCTGGCGGAATTTACAGGTAATGGGAGAGGTGGATGCCGTTACGAATGCAGCTAAGCGTCTGCCGGAGTTGATTGCTTCCGGAATGGATGTGGATGAAGCACGCGCTCAGATTGAGAAGGATGCCACTTTTCTTGAGATACGACGCCGCTGGGCTGCCGATCTGGTTGAAACTATGGAAGCCGGGGAAAAGGAATATCTGGAAGGGGAGGAGCGTCATTTGGTTGGCCGCATTGGTTCGCAGCTTGGTTCCATTATCGGAGATACGGCTCCCTGGTTCATTCCTGCCATTGGTCCTGCTATCGGAGCTTCCTCCGCCATGCAATCCCGCAGGGATGAGGGGGTAAGCATTGGGTTAACGATGGAGGAAACGGAGAAGAGGGCCATGATGTTCGGCCAGGCAGATGCTCTGGAAGAGATGATTGCTTTTTCCCCCATCGGGCGGTTGACGCCCGGATATAAGTGGTTGAAGAAGGCGCTTGGCGGTGGGAAGGCCGCCGGGAAGCTGGCCCCGTGGCGGGCTCAATGGATGGCGAGTCCGAAGGCCCAGTACGCTATTCAAGGGCTTTCCGGCGCTGCGGAAGAGGCCATTCTTGAGCCTACAGCCGGGTATTTGATGCGTACTGTACAGAGCATGAACCTGACGGACGAACGCGGAAAACAGACTTTCCGTCAGTATTTGGACGATATGGGGCAGATGATGCACGGAGAACAGGGTCTTGCCCTGCTGGCATTTACGTTTGGGATGTCCGGCTTTAATTATCCTCAAATCAAAAAGGCGGCCCAAGAGTTTGGCCTTTCTTTGCAACATTACAAGGAATTGGGAGGCACGGTCCAGGGGTATCTGGAAGCCAGAGAGGAAAAGACCGCCGAAGGTTTTTTGAATAAGGCTCTTTCCCATTTGCATGATTCCTGGATGGAGGATCCGCAGGCTTCCATGGAGCGGGCGAGCGCGGCTGCCGGAGAACGCCTTTCCGGGGAACGCATTGAGTCTTTGCGGGAGCTGGACGCGTGGCGGGCCGCCGAGGATGCCGGCATGGTGCCCAGGGCGGAGCCGGCGGAACAGGAGGGGATGTTCCGGGTGTATGCTCCGGCGCGCGGCACGGAAGCGCCGCGGGAGGATGCTTCCGTTTCCGGAGAGGGGCAGGAAGAGGGCGCCCCTTCCTACACGCTGATGGACGGCGAGCAGATGACGGCTTATTTGCAGGCGTTTGTGGATGCCGATATGGAACATGCCATTGTCGGGGCACAACATTTGCTGGCCGGGGATGTGACCGTGGGCCAGGCCCTGGCCCAGGGGCGTTTTGACGCGGCGGAGGTGATTACGCGCACGGTGAGGGATGAACAGACAGGGGCCGAACGGGTGGTGATTGCCCCGGAGACGCTGGGGCAGATGAAGGCCCGCGCGGATATGGCAATGGCCGCTATCCGCGCCCTGGAGGCGGAGGGGGTGAGTTATGAGGAGGCCGCCGCCCGCATGGATACTTCCCTGAGCGAGCATATTCCGCTGGGGACCCTTGTGAAGACATGGGAGGAAGCCCAGGAACGCATCAGGACGGAACAGGCCCGGAACCCGGAGTTTAAGGCTCCTGCCATGGATGCACCGTTTTCCAACGCTTATGTGACGAAGGTGTGCCGGGGGGATACGTTCCGCCGGGTGTTGAGGTATGCCCGCGGGAGCGCGACGGTGGAGGATTTGATGGAGGAGACGATGGAACAGGCGGTCATTTCCTGGCAGGCGGAACAGGGTTTGTCCTGGGACGAGTTCTGCGCGATGCTCCAGGAGGCGCAGAGGGTGATGAATGAGTTGTTTCCGGAGGCGCGGGGGGAGGAGATGCAGTTTATTCACCTGGACGCCGGGAAGCCGGTGACGGCTCATGACGCGATTGAGGCGTTTTCCAAAATCGGGCGTTCCCGCTGGCTGGCGGATGCGGTGCGGAGTACGTCCCTGCCCTCCTGGCTGCGGAAGTTGCTGAATCACCTGGTGAGGTTCCTGGGGTATTTTAAGGCGCGCGTGGAGCTGGGCGAGATGGTGCGCCAGGCGGAGGAACAGGGCGTGTTTTCCCTGCCGGTGCGTCAGGCCCTGGCGGTGATGCTGGATGCGGGGAATGCCCTGTACCGGGACCAGCAGGGGGATTTGATGGAGTTGTCCATGGAGCGGGCCAGAGCGCAGGCGGGGCTGGACGCGATGTTTGGCGCGGGCGTGGCGACGGAGGCCCGGACGCTGGAGGATGAGCTGGCGGAGAGCAAGGCGCAGGATGAGGCCGACGCGCAGGCGGCAGCGGATGAGGCTGCCGCAGAAGAGAATTCTCCGGAGGCGCAGGAGGCGCGGCGCGAGCGGGAGCAGGCCCGCGTGGAGGCGCTGGGCGAGCCGGATGGGTCAGGGGTGTTTAACGGGGCGTTTATTGAGGTTCAGGAGGGGGTGCGCCAGGGGTTTATTGAGAAGTCCCGGCTGACGCTTTGCCCGGATGTTCCCCAGTTTAAGCAGGGGGCGGATGAACAGACCGGGGTGGTGAATCCGATTGTGGGGGCATGGCAGCGCAATGCCGCGCCGATTTCCGTGTGGAGGCGGAAGGATGGCGCCCTGCAGGTGATCAGCGGCCGGCACCGTTTTAACGCCTGCACGGATGAGGATATTAATTGCACGGTGTATGATGAGGCGGCCGGGTTTGATTTGGATTGGGCGCAGACGCATGATGTGGAGAATAATATCCGGGACGGGCAGACTTCCCTGTTTGAGATTGCCCGTTATGTGAGCCGGAAGCGTTTGACGAAGGAGGAGGCGGTGGAGAGGGGGATTTTCCGCAAGGGGCAGTCCCGCCGCGGGGTGGAACTGGGCCTGTACGGCTGTTCCGATTTGCTGGATGCGCTGGGGAATGAGCTTGTTTCTCCGGATGATGCCTGGCGCGTGGCGATGGCGTTCCGCAATCAGAACGAGGTGCAGCGGGCCGGGCTGCGTGCCCTGATGGAGGGGAAGAGCTGGCAGGCCGCTTTGGCCGTGATGCAGGTGGCCGCGAATATGGACCGCATCCGCGGGCTGGCGGAGGCGGCCGGGATGACGTTTGAGACGGATTTGTTCGGCAATTCCCACGCGGAGGAGTATTTTTCAAGGCTGGCCCAGTACGCCGCCGCCCGCGTGAGCGAGCTGACGAGGGAGATTTCTTCCATTAGCGGGGCGAGCAGACGCCCGGAGACGGCCAGGAAGTATGGCGTGGATGTGAGGGATGCCGCCGCGCTGGAGGCGGTGGTGAAGGATTTGAAGGCGCAGAGGGCCCGATGGCAGAACTTCGGCCTGCATGAGGATTTGATTAAGGAGGCCAATGACGCCGTGATGGTGGAGCTGGGGGTGAAGACGCGGGATGAGGTGGACCGGGAGAACGGCGTTCTTCCTTTGGAGGCGCCGGAACAGGAGGCGGGTTCCGCCGATACGGGGATGTTGCAGCTTTCCCAGGATGTGAGCCGGATGCTGGACGCGGCGCTGACGAGGGGGGCCGCCCCTGCGGAAGATGAGGCTCCCGCAGCGAATTTTTCCCTGGTGTCCATTTCTTCCGGGGATGTGGTGAGTTCCGCCGCCGGGATGCGGGCGAGGTTGAAGCCGTTGCAGGGCAAGGTGTTCGTCAATAAGAATACGGGGATCCAGGCCGTGATTGAGGCGCGCGTTTCCGGCAAGACGGTGGGCAAGGCCGGGGCTTCACAAATGTCCGTGGCGAATTTGAAGGCGCTTGGGTTTTCCGCGGAGGAGGCCCGGAGGGTCCATTATACGGCGGCCACCCGCATTCATGAGTTGTTTGAGAATGCGGAGGATGGATTTTTTGAAGAGGCGTATAAACAAGATGCCTCAAAAGCCGGAGCCTATCATTTTTTCAATACAGTAGATATTGAAGGGATAGGAGCGTTTGATGTTAATGTTACAGCAATCAAATACGTTAAGGAACAGGAAGGCAACGTTCTTTACACGCTGGAATTGACCATAGAAAACCCCGCCACTAGGGGAGCTGCTAGCCGGGAAGGCCGCCTACCTACACCCTTCAAGGACGGGGTTTCTACCCGTAATTTATCTTCTTACCGTTCTTTTGTCGAGAAGGAAAAGGCGGCTGTCAGGAAGAAGGCGGAGTCTGACGGGACGTTCATGAAGGCTCCGAATGGGAAGGATACGAACCTGACGGAAGACCAGTGGCTTTCCGTGCGCACGGAGGCGTTTAAGAGTTGGTTTGGCGATTGGGAGCATGACCCGGAGAACGCTTCCAAGGTAGTGGACGAGAATGGGGAGCCGCTAGTGGTGTATCATGGTTCTCCGCATGTTTTTACCGTGTTTGACGTGGAGCGTTCCGGAGAGAATTTTAACCGGAGCCGGGAGGATGGAGGGTTGTTGTTTTTTTCTTCCCTGCCGGAGACGGCGGAAGATGTGCTTCATGATTTAGAGGGCCGTTTTCCGGGGACCGGGTTGGAGAGTGCGCGGCTGTATGCGTGTTTTATGAGGTTGAGGCGTCCGTTTATGCTGGATCTTGGCGATGCTTCACAGCGCCCGTTTTCCGGGGAGGGTGTGCCGGAGAACGTGAAGGGTTCCCCGATGGCGTGGTATTTGTTTCCTCACGAGTTGAGGAGAGGGTTTGATGAGGGGAATGCTCATGGCGCGGGTTATGACGGTGTTGTTTTGAAGGGCAGGAATGCTTATGACGGGAGTCCGGAGGTGTGGGGGATGGCTACGGATTCCCGGCAGGTGAAGAGCGCTGTCGATAACCGCGGGACGTTTGATTCAGATAGTCCGGATATTACGTTTTCCATTATTGGGGAGAAGGCTGAATCCTTCCAGGAGTACCACAATAACGGCCTTTCCTACACGGATCCGGCGGACGGGAAGCGGAAGGCGATCATTGATTCCCGCGGGGTGCGGTTGAGGAAGGAGCACGTCAGCGTGAGCGAGGGGGGGCATGTGAATGTTTCCCTGGCCGCGGCCCTGGATTTTCCGGAGTTGTTCCGGGCCTACCCGGAGCTGCGGAGGCTGCGGGTGGATTTTTACCGGGACAGCGGGAGCGGCACGGGAGGGTTTACCGATCCGCAGGAGCATTATATTGCCGTGAATGTGGCACGGGGCGGGAAGAACGCGCCTCCCGGCATGGTGCTGGATACGATTTTACACGAGGTGCAGCATGTGATTCAGGGGTATGAGGGGTTTGCCCAAGGGGCCGGGAGCATGAGCCGGGAACAGGCGTTTGCTTATCTGGGCGGGAGCATGAGCCAGCTGGCGGGCCGGGGCGACGACTGGGCGAAGGCGGCCCTGCCCCGCCTGGAGCGGATGAAGCGGGAGCTGGAGGCTGGGACGTTGCAGCCGGCGTTTGTGTATGTTTTTTCCCACGGGGAGCAGGAGGCGCGGCTTGCCGGGACGTTTGAGAAGAATAGCGAGGGGGTCTTGATGAGCGGGCTGAACGGGTTCCGGCTGCTGGACGCTCCGCAGTTTTCGATTCCGCTGACGGGGGATATTACGGAGCTTGGCGGCATTACGTTCGGGGCCGGGAGGTTTGGACGGATGGCCGGCAGGGTTCTGGCTCCGAACGGGGATTGGCTTTACGATGAGATGGTGTTCAGGATGCGGGCCGCCACGCAGCGGTCCGTGAGTAAGCTGCGCCTGTTTGAGACCGGGGACCGGGAGCGCGGCCTTGAGCTGCTGGCGGAGGCGCAGGAGCTGATTTCCACAGTTGAGCGGTATTTGCCTGATTCTTACGGGTTTGGGCTGGAACCTTACAAGATTTGGCTGAATGTGTTTTCCCTGCTTTACGGGAATAGCGGGAAGATGGCGCCGGGTGATGCGGTGGCCAGCGCGTTGGAAGCGATTCCTATGAGGAGGTGGCCGGAGATTATGGAGGGGAGCATTGGCAGGAGTTTTGTCAATTGGGCGGAGAAGAGGCCGGAGCTGGAGGATGTGGTGGAGGAGGCCCGGAGGGAGATTGCCGAACGGCAGGCTGATTACGAGCTGGATTCTGCTCCGGACGCGGATAACAGGGCCGCCCTGGCGGCCCGCAAGGGGGTGGAACAGGAGGTGTGGCGCCGGTTGTTTGAGGAGCACGGGGCCGAGTTTCTGGAGGAGTACGGGGAGCAGAAGGTGTTCCGGCTTGTGGGGAAGTTTATGGAGCGCGTGGTGGAGCAGATTGACCGCTTCCGGAAGGACCGGACGCTGGGGCGCATCCGCCGCGTGGCGGCTTCCGTGGCTCCGCGGACGAGTCCGCAGGGGAAGCCGATGCGCGGGAAGATGGACGCGGAGAGTTACCGGAGGCTGGAAGAGCGTCTGCGATTGCTGGAGATGACCCCCGCCCAATATGACGCCTTTTTCCGCAGGAGTTTCCCGGAAGTTCCGGATGGAGATTCCGCAGACGGCCAGGAAGGGCGCACGCTTTGGGAAGAGGTTAAGCCACAGGATTTTGTGACCGTGGAGACAACGGATGCGGAGGGCGGCGCTCTCACCCTGACGGTGACTAAAGCGACTTTTGAGGCTTATGCCTGTTATGAGAAGATGAATGTGGAGACGGCGGAGAATGCCTCCCGCGCCCTGGGCGAGTTTATCGCCACCAGAAGAGAGGCCTGGGAGAACGCCGCTGAGAGCAAGAGGAACGAGGTTGAGAATATGCTCCGCCCCGTGCTGGAGGCCGCCGGGAATACGGATGACCAGGCCATGGCGTCCAGCAGGAAAAAGGCGCGCCTGAAGACGTTGCCGTCCGGCCCCATGTCCCTGGTTGGGTATTTGATGAATTTCAGCCAGTACATGCAGGCGTTGCAGTCCGTGCCCGCTTTCAGGGGGATTGCCAAAGATTTTGAAGGCCGGGCGGCCCGGTTTGCCGTGCAGAAGCAGGCCGCGGAGAAAGATGCGCTTGATTTCGTGAAGAAGGCTGCCGGGCGCGTCATCCGCACGACGGACGAGTACGAGATAGCGGATTGGATTTACGAGCAGCGCAGGGGCGCGGATACCGGCCTGACCATTACGGAACAGGAACCGGATTGGCAGGGGAAGGCCAGAGAGGAGTACCGCGCGGGCGTCCTGGGTCTGATCCGCCGCAAAGTCCGTAAGCATGGCGCGGCTAAGACCCTTGCCCATGTTGCTTTTTTTATGGAAGATATGGACGAGGGGCTGAAAGAAGAAATCAGGCGCGTCTGGCCGGATGCGCGGGATGGAGTGTGGAGCGAGAAGGATGCTGCCGTGTTTACGGAGAAAGAGCGTGAACGTTACGGAAGCCAGAAGAGATACGTTGCCGAGCACGCCGCAAAGGCCAGGAAGGGCAGCAAGTGGGGCAAAGAAAAGAGGCCTTATCAACCCCAGTCCTACCGTCTCAACAATATCAGCCGGATGGAGGCGGCTTATATCCTCCTGCTTTCCCAGCAGGAGGATTATCAGGAGATGCTGCGCCTGAAAGGGTTTACGCAGGACGTACTGGAAGCCCTGGAGGCGTTTGCAGGGAAAGACGTGATGGAGTTTTCCCGCGCTCTCCGGGAAAAGCTGAACGAACGGGGGATGGCCGTGAAGGAGATGACCGAGAAGCGTTATGGAACTCCCTTCCCTCTGATAGAGAATTATTTCCGGGCGTTTTTCGATGTAGGTATTGAAGCTATTGACAAGTCTATCATGGACGCGGCTTCTTACGGGGATGCCGCCACGGGAGGGAAGTTCGGGCTTATCCACGCCCGGAAGAAACACCAGGCCAACCTTGATTTGACTATTGACGTGCTGACGGCTTATTACGCCGCCATGAATGAACAGGATGTTTACCTGCATGGCTCGGAGATCAGCCGGGATATGCGCGCCCTTATCAATTACCGGGGAGAGTACGGGGCGCAGGGCGCGCGCGTTCTGGAGAAGGTTATTGGACGGGACGCGCTCCATAAGCTTCTGGTCTGGTGCGATTCCTTCGATAAGGGGATGGCAGGCAACGTCCGCGGGTTTTTGGAGATGCAGAAGAGTTTGAACCGCATCAGTTCCGCAGCGGCCATTACCCTGTTGCCGGGGCGCGTGGGGACGTGGGTGAAGCAGTCCACCGCCCTGATTAACGCGGCTTTCAGCTCGGATGAGATTGATCCCCATGAGTGGGCCGCCAGTATGGCCCGCATGGCGGCAGGCAGGCTGGTTCTTTCCCCGCGCGCATTGATGGAGCGGGCCGCCCTGGACGCCAGAGATGCGACCGGGACGGCGGTCATCCGGGAGGCCATGAGCGCGGATGAGGCGGGGAGGTCCGCTTCCGGAGCCTGGAAGAAGCTGAATGTGAAAGGGATGAATCTGCTTACTCAGACGGATGTGGGCCTGAATGCCGTGAGTTCCGCCGTTCTTTATGACGCCGTTTACCGGAAGGAGATGAAGAGGCATCCCGGGTTAAGCAGGGAGGAGGCGGACAGGCGCGCCATGATGGAGGTGGAGCTTTCCCTTTCCCGCAAGGCCCAGCCCATGACGCCCCAGCAGCGTTCCTTGGCGGCGCAGACGCGATCCGTCTGGAATGTCGGCATGCTTTTCCTGGGGGGTGAGAGTATTAATACTTTTGCGGAGACCGTTGCCCTCTGGAAGCAGGGCGGCCTGAAGAATAAGGCGAAGTCCGTCAGCATGTTTTACGCCCACGGCCTTTTGCTGGCGGCCATGAGCGCCATGCTTAATTTTTTCACGGATGATGAAAGACGCCGCAAACGCCGGGAATGGTGGCACATTTTTATTGACGCCGTTCAGGGTCCCCTGCAGGGCATCCCCTTCCTGGGCGCGCTGGCAGGCGGAGCCATCCGCGGCATGTCTTCCCTGTGCGGCTACCGCTATTACACGGCCACCACTTCCCTTGTTCCGTTCGCTTCCTGGGATAATCTGGAACGGGCTGGAAAAGATCTCGTCAGGCTTTTTGACGGGGAGGATAAGGATTGGGAGGATTTTCCGCTGGCTTTCATGGGAGCCCTGCGCATGACCGCTTTCGGTGCAGCACTGGGCGGAGCTTCCTCCCCTAAAGGGGCCAAATTCAAAGCCGCCGCCTATTCCGCCGCCGCTTTCCTCAACCTGACCGAGTTCCTCCTTCGCGCCATGAAAGGACTCCCGTTAAGATTGGAAGGGAAGTGAGTCTGATATGAGCAACATCATTACTAATGATGTTGCTCAAAATGGAGTGGGTTGGGATAAGTGGGTCGGAAGATGAATCCGGTGAAGACGGTAGCGGATGTGATGGATTGAAGGCACATTCACTTGTGTCATTACATTAACATATCATAATGAATGTTTTATAAAAAATAATATGTTTTTTAGTTGCAGAAATAAAAGAATGATGTTCTAATCCTCTTGACGTCGGAGGTTTGTCCTTCCCGGACAAGCGTCTGCCTTATGGTAAGGCCGACGTCTATTTTTATACCCTTTTTCTGGGGGGATAAGAAATCCGCGTAACTCCAGATGATGTCTGTTTACGCACGCCTGAATGTTGTTTTTTAACAGGTCCCCCAATCCAGCGCAGGGTGTTATGAATTCTACCGGAGTTGTCTTTCCACGAATAAAAGCAGTTTTCCAGTTGGGAGTAGAGTGGCATGATCGGAGCAAATTCCGCAACTCTCAATCCAATGATGGTAGTGACAATGTCTGCTATTTGGATACCTATGTTTTTAGCTTGAGATATGGCAAACATAGGTATTTCAAGAATAGAGGATCTCATCTGACTACCAGGAGCGCTTTTGACAAGGAAATTGGTAATGGCAGCTGCATTCCTGCCGTTTGTTCCATCATCCCGGTTGTCAATAATGATGATGGCTTTTCTCCCATAATGTTCCCGCTTCATATAGATGTTGATACGTTCACAGAGACTTTTGAATGTAGCATCAAGAACACCAGTGTCCTTGCAAGAAAAACTTTGCATGGCTTGGTCAAAACAGACACACCCAAATACCGTAATTTTACTTTTTTTTAGGAATTGGAGAATGGATTCAATGAGTTTGACGTTAGTTGAACCTTCTGGGTACATCTCGTGTTGTTTGAAGGAGGTTCGAGATAAAAGATTTTTTCCCTTCAGTTCAGAGTTGTCCGCGTAGTCTTTTCCAAGATGTTGAAGTTTTAATTTATAGATGGTATTGGCAATTTTTGTGTAGTCTCCAATAGGGATAGCTACCCCGCACATAGCTCCAAATTTATGTTTTTCTCCCCCTCTATCCAGTTCTCTAAATGTTTCATCCAAGAAAATCAACATACCAATTATTTATGTGTTTTATATACCTAAAGTCCCGACTTTCTAAATGGGCGTCACATTCCTTTGCAAGGCGGCGACAACGGATGAAAAACTAAATGAAAAAGGGTACAACCTCAAGGAAATATTGCACAACTATTTTTGTGATATACTATATATTGTGGCATTATCCTTGATTTCAAGGAATATTTTTATTGTCTTGCGTGATTTTTTTGTCTAGTACTTGGCTTCATGTTCGTCCGACTGGTTGTCAAATACTTGAGGACTTGAGTTTTTGAGGATATAGGAATACCTTGGAGAAATGAAAGGTTTACTGATTGCCATTTGCGTTTTCCTGGGGCTGGCATTGTTGCCGATGCCCTACGGCTATTATATGTTCCTGCGGTTGGCTGTGTGTGCTTACGCCATATTTGTGTTTACCCAGGAGCAGAAGAAAGGGGTGTGTTTCGGGAGCGTATCCGCTGCCGCTATTGCTCTGCTTTACAATCCCGTCTTCCGGGTGCATTTGGAGAAGGAGGTCTGGATGTGGGTGAATGTAATAACCATATTATTATTCATCATTGTCTCGTTGCCATGGAGAGAGTTTGCAGAGACAAGAAGAGAACGAACAAGGAAACTTAAAGAGGAAGCAGAGAAAAGGAATGAGGAAAAATTTTATGGAGTGTATTATAAATATTTTAAAAGTAATTTGCTTCTTCCGAATTACTGTGTAAGATGTAAAGAAACTATAGACATATCTACAAGCAAAGATTTATTATGTCCTTTTTGTTATCAAAAAGTTCAAGAATTTATAGAGCAAGAAGAGAATGAATTTACGAAGACGGGAAATCTTCCCATGAAATTGAATTTCAAATGTAAACATTGTGGGGCGGAAGAAAGAACAAGATCGTTTACATTTGGATTTTGCAAACCATGTTATTGGTCTCTTTGCGAACTTGAGTCAATCGCGAAGAAAGATTTAAAAGGCTATGAGCGATATAAAAAAAACATGCTAGCTATAAAAAAAGCAAGAACGGATAAAGAAAAAATCTATTGGCGGCCAGCATGAAAATAATACTAACAGGAAGCTCTACCAATTGGGTTAGCCATTCATGAAAAGTTTATATAACAGATAGTTTTTTAATTTTTATTATTTTATATTTTATTATAACGATTATTACTGCACTATATCTGACAACAACTGTTATAAGATAATTACTACAAAAGACGATTTACAAAACCGCATAAATACAACCAACAATTGTTATAATAGGAGCAAACCAAACTACCAGACCACCAGCTAGATATGATGCTCTATGACTAAATGTTCCATATAAAGCAATCCCTAATGATGTATCATAACTTCCATACATTTGTTTAGTTGCTTGATAGATACCGTTTGAAATAGATAGAGCATAAGTCATGATTAGTAACATAATTGGAATAAGCTCTAGACCTGAATAAAAGTATATCGCTGCAACATAAAACGAACTGATATAAAGAAGTATACTAATACTTGCTATGAACACTTGAAGACCGGGAGCCTTTTGTCCAAATACATACGCATTGATAAGTTCCGGTATAGAGAGTATGAGATTCGCTATAGGCAACACAGCCAAGAGAATGAAGATGATAGCAGGTACATAGAGGCCGATGCAGAATGCCCAGATAAGTCCAACGAGTGAAATAGGGAGAAGAATAAGGATCATAGTTTTAAATTGCGCTGATTTTGTTTATTTTGCCCCGCCACAAATCTTGCAGTTCACACCGCTGGGTGTATCGCTGGCTCGTCCTTTGCAAGCCCGGTAGTACCGGCAGTTTTTGTTATGGGTCTTGCCCGTTGAGCTGATCCAGTACGCTTTTTCTTCCGCTGCCGGTTTGGCTGCCGGTTTCCGGTGGTAGTGGTATTCCCCTGTTTTGCGGTTGTAGTGACCGCCGTTGGCGTCCAAACCGCCAGGGTGCGCTTCCGAGAATGAAGTGAGGGAAATAACAGCTAAAATGAGAGAGAATAGTTTCATACAAATTCATAATACCATGAAATAAAGAGAGTTGTAAATAATTTGCTTAACTCTTTCAACGGCATTATGAAATGATTATTTCCAACATTTTAGGAGATATTTCCTTCTCGACTCTAGGTAGCAGTAACAAAAAAGCCCCTGGCCCGGAGGCCAAGGGGCGAAGTGTTCTACGATTCTTCCATCTTCTTTCTTACCCATTTATCAATATCTACCACTTCACCAGGTTTCAGGTGCAACGCAATCCACGCCCGGAGGATGGTGTTTTCCAGTTGCAGGGCTTCAAAACTTCCCGCCTGCACTCCTCGAATTACTCCCAGGGGTTGTTTCACCTCCCCCATCAGTTCTCCAATACGTACTCGTGATTTGGCAGGGATAGAACGACGTGACGACATCCAGCCATAGACCGTGTGAATGCTGACTCCGCATTGTTCGGCCAACCAGTCACAGTCTTTTCCATTTTCCTTGAGCCATTTCTTGATGTCACTTTTTGAGTGCATTCCCCAGAATTATCATACCGGAAAAGGGAAAACAAGAGGTGATGCATTCAACAAAAAAAGGGGCTACCCCAATAGAGGTAGCTCCTGAATGGAGTCAGGGGCTGTTAATATTCCCAGGTTCCATCTGATTTTTTAATGGCCTTCTACGCCTGTCCTATGAGATAGTGGGAAAAATATTATGGATACGGTAGATCCGAAAAAAAGAAGCGAGATTATGTCGCATATCCGTGGCAAGAATACTAAGCCGGAACTATTAATTAGATCGCTTCTCCATCGTTCTGGTTTTCGGTTTAGGATTCATCGTCGGGATCTTCCTGGAAACCCCGATATCGTACTGCCAAAGTACAAAACAGTTATTTTTGTTCATGGCTGTTTTTGGCATCAACATCCCGGTTGCAAACAAGCCCACCAGCCTAAAAGCAATACTGAGTATTGGAGATTAAAATTGGAAAGGAATATATGCCGAGATGAGAGAAATGTTCTGTTTCTAAAAGAAAAAGGGTGGAAAGTTGTTATTATATGGGAATGCGAAATTTCTTCTTTTTTAGAGAATCCGAGCACATTAACTCAACGAATTTTTGAATAAATTCAGTGTTTATTTTTTAAAAGGCCTTCAAATTCTAAAACTGGTTTGACAAGAGCCCTTCCAAAAGCAGGTGGAACAGCGTTTCCAATAACTTTGTAGAGATGCTTTAAAGGCATCTCTGGAAATTTTGAATCATCGAATCCTTGTAGTCGAGCACATTCTCTCCATGATAGACGACGATTGAAGCTACCTTGCAAAATCCATTGATCTTTTCCTACTTGTTTCATAGGCTCCCCTTCTGGATGTAGAGTGACATGGGCTCCGTCGGCTACAATTGTATAACTTTGTTCATTCCATCCTCTTTTACGTTGCCTTGTCAGATAATGTCCATGGAAGGTTTCTTGGAGATACTCTCCTTCCGCAAACAAAGGCATGTCCCCGATCACATCTTTCATGGTAAGATATGGAGGCATGCCTTCTTTTCCGTGAGTAGGAGCCGGTCCATAGTATTCGAAATCTAGGGCAATATCGCTTCGTATCCCTACAATGAATATTCTGCTCCTGGATTGGGCAAGACCAAAGTCGGGACCAAATAAACAGCCTACATGAACTTTGTATCCTGCTTCATTAAAACCCTCTGTTTGTTGCTCAAAAAACCATCCATTTTTCGCAGAGATCATTCCAGTCACATTTTCTACAAAGAAATATCTAGGCTTAGACTGTTTTAATGCCCGTAGAAATTCTTTATAAAGAAAGTTGCCTTTGATATTCATTAAATCCCGTTCTGCCATTCCTCTGCCACGGCGGCGCGCTCCCACGCTAAATCCCGTGCATGGATAGCATCCAATCAAAATGTCAGAGGATGGAAAATTTTTAACTTCTTGGATGTCTCTATGGTGAAATTCTCCGCAGGGGACCATATGTTTATAAGCTTGTGCTGCTGAGGCATCAATATCGTTGGCCCATATAATATCAAGCCCCTCCCATGAAGTTGCACCCAAGTCAAATCCACCACAGCCGGAGAATAACGAGACAACTTTTAAATGTTTCATTGCGAAAGTATGGTAATGGAAAAATTCATGTATGACCAGAAAAAATGATAGTTTTAAAGGGTTTGCTCGGTATGTAATGCCTTATTAACAATCTGTAGGGGGAGGGGTCCTAGAGTTTCTTTGAATTCTTGCGAGGAAACATCAATATTTAAATGTTCAAGACAGAGCATTAATCTGATTCTATCAAAAAAACATCCATTTGCATAGGAAGGATCAAATAATGCTCCTCCTCTTGCCCTATAACATAGGGGGCTCAACATAAACGTCATAGGATTTTCAATAATAGTTTCAAATTTGCTTGATGTTTTTTTATAATCAAAATTTTTGTAAAATATTTGCTCATCATCGGCAGAACAAGCACATTGGAGGAATATTAATGGCATATGCGTTGCCTTATCTTTAATAGGATTAAACCAGCCTACAATATCCAATTTCCCATCTCCAGATGTTACTTCACGTATATGTTCTTCCCTACAAAAACTTTTTAATCTAGTATTGAGTAGGGAAGCTAAACATTCGATTTTCTCAAAAGCTCCATTTCCAGACAATATGCCATGATTTCTAAAACCTGTTCCAATTCCTTCTATAAAAAAATTAGGGAATAATCTCCTTATTAATAAAAGACAAAATTTTTCAAAGGAAGCAGCTAATGAATTCCTATATGAGCGGATATTTTCATTGAAATATTTCATGCTATTACATAATAGGAGAAAAATATAAAGTTTTTTATAATTCCATTCTTTTTCATTAAGATTTTTAAAGTCAAGAGATAATGTGTCATTGTTTGATATTTCAAAAGGATAGAGATCTCCTAAAATATTTTTCCTATCTTCCAGAAGAGAAAAAAATTCTTTAGCTCTCATTTCTCTCCAATCATCAACTTCTTGTGGAGATCCATTAAATTCATCAGAAGAGTTTTGACTAATCTCAGAATCTTCAGTAAATTCTTTATCGTCATCTGATAAATTAATATCTATATCATTTGGACGTTTTGCTATATCGTTAACATGCAAACTAAAATCAGGGGTTGAAAGACATTTTCTTTCAATTTCGTCAACAGTCAGAAAAAAATCTTTCTTTTTAAATTGTATAGATTCTATCTGCTTCAGCATACAATAAGACAGTTAATCTAAATCCATATCATCTTTTCCAGAAATACGCCTTTTAATACTTTTGTGCATTTCTTTTATATATTTATTAGCTTTTTCTAAAATTTCAATATGGGATTGATTTAAATCTTTGATATCAATGTATACCCTGTAAGCTGTTTTAAGATTAGCCAATACTATTTGTAATGATGAATTGAAGGTGTCGTCTGGTAAATCTGTAAGACTTGACGCGATCTCTAAACTAGCTCCTTCGCGAAATTGTGCAAGAGCCTCAGGTGTAGATAATACTTTTGCAAATTGTTTTAATTTTCTAGAATCCGAAACTCTAGGTATATTTTGATTAGTTGGTCTGAACAGCCAATCAAAAAGATCTTTTAAATTTTTAGTCGATACATTTGTAAGGGAAAAATTACCATTAGGATCTAGAGAATTTCTTTTGTCTTCTCTTAAGAAGCCTTCTATCCCACTATAAGATAAACCTGTTGCGAATACACTAAAGTTAATATTTTTTTCATCTAAATCTAAATCTTTAATAATCCCTTCTTCTTTGGCTTTCTTGATCAACACCAAAGTTTGTAAAGTTCTTTTTGCATAATTGAGATTAGTAGCTACTGCTCTTGTAGTCTTTCTTAAAGCTTCTTCAGGAGATATTGTAGAATCTTTATTAAGATAGCTTTCATACAATTGGCGCATGTATTCTGCCTTCTGCATAGCCCCCCATGATTTTGTACCTGTGATATGTCGATATCCGAGATACCACAGAATATCTTTTCGATCATTATATATTTGGACAGAAATTTCTTTAGGGTGATACTCAGCTTCATTAGAAATTTTCTTTACAGTATTTGATTTTCTTGTGTTTGTGGCAAGATCAGGATTATCAAGTAATTTAAGAGCTGCTAATCTCCTATTTCCTTCCACTACTATATAAACATTACTACCTCCCTTTCTTCTGGTCACAAGTAATGGTTCTGCGTCGTAATACCCTTGGGTTCCTAGAGATATCATCAAGTCCGCTAAATCTCCTTCCTCTAATAAATAATCTAATACTTGCTCATCATCTGCATGATGCAACCGTCCAGGCAAGCGTGGATTTTCTGGATCGAATACTAATTGATCTAGAGGCATTTTAGTATTCTGAGGAAAGTTCGTCTTCTCCATAGATCAAATTTAGAAAATGGTTTTATATAGTCAAGAGCCAAGTGTTACACTTTCTCCCACCTGTCCAGGGTTTCCACGTATAGAGCGGAGATTTTGCCGCCGTCCATCGGTTCGATGTCTCCGAAGGCAGGGTTGATGGGATGGAGGGTGTATTCCATTTTGCCGGTTTCCGGGTTTTTCCTGCAGACCAGTTTTTTGAGCGTCACGCCGCGTTCATCATGGTATTGAACAATGGTTCCGGGTTTGGGGATGGGGGGGATGGTGTATTTTTTCATGATGACTACGGAGCCGTCCGGAATGGAAGGTTCCATAGAGTGGCCGTTCACGCGCAGCAGGTATTCCCCTTTTTCCAGTTCACGGTATAGCCGGATGTCCTGCGGAATGGTGTCTCCATCCGCCAGGTTGCCGGCGGCAATGTTGCCGATGATTTGTCCCTGGGCTTCCAAGGAGGGGGCTGTAAATGTTTCTACTGGGGTAAATTTCTTACGAGCAGCTTCTTTTTCTTTGGCGGCGTTTTGAAGGGCTATGTCAGCAAACTCTTTGAGCGCGTTACGAAAGGCGCTGTTGATAAACTCCATGAACGTTTGCTGGGTGGCGGTCATGGCTGCGCTTATTACCTCCCATTCCTCGTCCGTGAAATCAAGTTCTACCTGGGGAGAAATGGGAGAGGTTTTTTCCGCCATAAGACGCTGAATGATGAGGAGGGCTTTTGAGGGCACAGGACGAGCCGCGCTTAACCAGTTGTCAACTTGCCTTTTGTTAACACCGCACTGCTCTGCAAGCCATTCACGTGACTTCCTAGAGGCTTTGAGCCATTTTTTGATGTCGTTCTTACTTGGCGTCATGCGTTGATAATACAGCATTTTGGTGATATGTCAATATTCTCTTTGATAGGATATTCAGCAAATGAGGAAAATATTTCTTGAAAAATGTCAGCATATACGGAATATTGTATTCATCAAACGCAACACGCCATGTACTCAATCATCAAATTCAGCGAAATGGAGGACGGCATCAAGAACTGTCTGCTGGCCTATGCCGAGCAAGGAATACGTCCCAAAGAAGTAATGAAGTCCCTTCTTATCCGAGAAGCTCAAAGGCTTGGGTTTGTACTAACCACGGCCCGCGATCTCCCCCGCTCGAAGAACCCCAAGAAGCCGGCAGCATGAAAATATTCACTGTTCAGACCGAAGGCTATGGAGCCATTATGGAGCGAGGCTGTAATGGCATTGTTATCGGTTCCAATTACGAACCTGTTACCGTCCTGGAAGAACTCGAAGAAGTTCCGTCCTTGGAAGGAACACTGATGGTTTTTGCAGAAGGGCTATGGTTCAAGCTGGCAGTTCTCCGTCATGAACTTTCCGCCGAAGTTCATTCAAGACTTTTTGATAGTCGGAGTCGCTCAGGCAAATCCGCGCAGAGTAACGGCCATCAGGAGTTGCCAGAACAAGAGAGTAGTGCTCCGAGTACCGCTCCTTGCCCATACTGACGATATAGTCTGTGTTGATTACCCTCATTTCCGAATCACCGTTAATTTCAATTAAGCCCATAACTTCAATATAACGGCCTACTAGAAAGAAACAATCATGATTATCGAATATGATGACGAAGACCGGTGCATCCGGGTGAATGGCGAACCAATTTCCTACGGCGCCGCGGTCGGACTCCTGGAGCATCTTGAACAGGCAATCGACGAATGGGATTTTGACCACGCCGCGCAGTGCGACAACCCTGACGGACATGATGACGACTGACATGGAAGAAGCCCTGATCGAAGATTTGAAGCTGCTCGGCTGGCACGAGCTTTAACTAATCGCCCGGCCCAGGTGGGGCCTGAAACCAAAAACACAAATCGAAACGGAAAAGAGTAATACGGTCTGGCAGGCGCGGGGCGGCGTAAAGTCCCGTCCGGGCGGCCATTTTAATTAACCGAATATGAGCACGAATGAAAAAACGTTGAAGAGTCTGGCGGATGCCCTGGAAACCATAGCCAGGGTTCTTAAGGAGGCTGCTTCTTCTCCTGCTCCTTCCTCCCCGGAGGCGGCGAGCGTGGGATTGCCTGATTCCGACGAGGCGCAGGCGATTACCGCCTTCCGCGGCAAGGTAGTTGTCACTCTGGATGACGTGAGGTTCATGACGGGCTGGGGAAGAGAGCGCATTCTTGCCCTTGTCCAGGACGGCAGCATTCAGGCATTGCCCGGAACAGGAAGCGCCGGATGCCCCTATGAGTTCCCTGCCCTGTCTGTATGGCGCTATATCCACCAGCAGGATCATGCGCAGAAGCCTCAAGTGAATGGAGTGGATATGAATATTCTTCCCCCGCGCAGAAGACGAAAGGGGGCTGCGGCATGAAGAGTTTTTTCAAATTTCTGGGAGCCTGCTCCTTTGGTTTTTCCGCTGTAAGTCTGTTCTGGCTGGCGGTGGAGCTGGATAACGCCGAGCTGCAGGCCGGCAAGAGTCCGCATTCCGGGTTTTGCCCGGAGTCTCCCTCCCCCATGAAAGCTTTTGACGGTTTTTCCAAACCGTCCCGCCCTCACGGTATGAGGAAACAATGAGTTGGCCGGGGACGGCGGCAACCGAACCCCGGCCTGTTATCAATAGCTAACCAATAGAATACTAATAACGTGAATACCACTACAACAGAATCCCTGACTTTACAAGAGCAAGGACAGCAACTGTCCGTTCTGGGAGCGTTTGCTAACAGTGAACAGTTCCAGATGGCGAAGCAGGCCGCCGAAATGCTTGCATCCTCCAGCATGGTGCCTGTTACCTACCAGAATAACCCCGGATCTTGCTTCATCGCCCTGAATACTGCCCTGCGGCTACGGATGGACCCTTTGATGATCATGCAGAATCTTTACGTGGTTCAGAATCGCCCGTCCTGGTCCGGACAGTTTGCTATTGCTCTTGTGAATATCTGCCCGAAGTTCTCGGCGACTTGGTTCGAGTACCGTAATGAGGAGGATTTTCAGAAGGGTGTGAGAATGTGTGCCCAGCTGAAAACGGGACAGAATGTTTACGGAACCTGGATTACCCCGGAGATGGTGAAGGCCGAAGGATGGGGGAAGAAGTGGCAGACGATGCCAGAACAGATGTACAAGTACCGTGCCGCGGCGTTTTTCGCCCGGACGAATTGCCCGGAAGCGTTGCTGGGATTGAGCGTGGAGGGAGAGGCGGAAGATATTGCCGGCAAGAGCCAGCCGGATATTAAGCCGCCCCTGTTCAAGTCCAGGGCTTCCATGGGGGACGTTGTGGATGCCGAGAAGGTTGCTGACTCCCCGCGTCTCCCAGTTGCCGCAGAGATCCCCGGCAAAAGCGACGCGGAGATTCCCCCTCCTCATATCCGGTTGATGGAAGCCCTGTCTTGCACGGAAGAGGAGTTGAATGCCGTGTTTAAGAAGGCGTCCGGCGGCAAGGTGGATAGCTGGAAGAAGCTCTCTGCCGCAAAGCTGGAAGATTGCCTGGGGAACCTGGGAGAGATGCAGGCTGTGCTGGCTGAAATTCAAGCGCAATAGGAAGGAGAAGCAGATACATGGATACGTTATCGACTTATGATCCCCGCCAGGGGCTGCCCTCCGCCTCCGCATTTGGCCGGCTGGCGCTGTGTCCCGGCTCTTTTACCTTAGAGCAGTCTTGCCCGGATGAAATTTCCGCCGCGGCGAACGAAGGAACCTTGCTGCACGCCTATATGGAACAGTTGCTGACCGGGGAACCCTGGGAAGGCGCCCCCTTGACTGCGGAACAGGTGGAACTTTGCGAACGCGCCCTGCGTATGTTGGACGGGGTGAAAGAGATGATTGAGAGAGATCATCCCGGCGCCGTGTTTTATCTGATCTCCACGGAACAAAGAGTGTTTTACCGCAACCTGTTCGGGACTGCGTACTATTCCGGACAGTGGGACGCCTTGTTTGAAGTGAATTGCCCCGATGCCAGCTTCATGCTGGTGGCGGACTGGAAATTTGGCCGTGTGGAGGTGGATTCCGCCGAGGCCAATCGCCAGCTTGAGGCCCTTGTCCCTTTGGTGGCCCAAAAGGAGCAGAATGACAACGTCATTCATCAAGGCATTTACGCCGCTGTTATCCAGCCGCGGGTAGCCGGTCCCGCATCCGTGGCATTTTATGATGCCGAGGCGATTGACCAGGCCGAACAACGTTCTCTCGCCGTCGCCAAGGCGGCTATGGCCCCGGACGCCCCGCGCTATTGCAGCGAGGAAGCTTGCCGGTATTGCCGGGCCAAGGCTGTGTGCCATGAGGCAGCGGCCCTGGTGGAGCAGGCGTCTTTGATTACTACGGAGAGGGATAAGTGGGAGTTGTTTTCCCCTGCCGAGAAGGTGAAGGCTTACCGCCTGGCGAAGACGGCAAAAAAATGGGCGGCTGCTGTGGATTACCGGTTTGAACAGGATGTGGCCGCCGGCCTAATTCCCGGTTTTGAGATGGAGCCCGGACGCACCAGTTTCACGGTAACGGATCCTTCCGGGGCGTTTTCCGCGTTGAATGCCGTGTTCCCGGACGAGGTGACGGCGGAAGCGTTTGCCGGATGCTGCAAAGTCGGCATCACGGAACTGGACAGACTGGTGCACGCGGTCCGTAAAGCGGCGGATCCGAAGGCGACCACGAAGGCCAGCCGCGAATGGCTGCGGCAGTTGCTGGCGAAGTATGGCGAATCGAAAACCACGAAGGGTTCCGTGAAGGAAGTGGAAGGAGGTGCGGCATGATGACCACGCTGACCATTACCTTGCCCCACACTCCGCGGGAACTCTCGCCTAACGCCAAGACTCCCCTCACGCAGAGGGGGGCCATTGTGGCAAACAAGAAGAAGGTGTCTGCCAAACAACGTGCCCGGACGATGGCGTGGGCAATCACTTGGGAAACCCTGAAGGGGCAGAAGTTTGTACCCACTCACTACCGGGTAATCTGGTATTTCAAGGGAGACCCGCCCGATGATGATAATGTCCTGACGCGCTGTAAATATTATAAGGACGGGGCGTGCAAGGCCATGAAGATTGACGACGGCCCCCTGCGTTGCTTGGGGATTGACCGCGTACATGATCTTACCCGCGCCGGACAGGTGGAAATCGTGTTTGAAAGGAGGGACAATGAAAACGCCTAAATGCCCTATTTGCGGTGTACCGTTGAAACCCATTCGAGGATATGATGTCCATGGAATAACAACCGACTGGGTTGCTGGTTGCTACAATTGTTTCTTCCAGAGTTCCCATTTTTGGAAAACCAAGAAGGCATGTATTGAAGATATGGATAGGCTTGTTTCCCTGTTTCCTCCAATCATGAGGGTCTGGCCGGGGGACAAGTTAAAAGTAGAGGATGGAAGCATTTGTGAAGTGATAAACGTTAATAAAAATCTAGCAATGATGGACGTGAGGAGAGGTGAAGGAAGACCAGTATTCACGATTGCAGATACTCATGTCATTAGATGGCCCTGGGAACTCGATCAGAAAGGAGGGGACGCATGAAGATCATGCCCTTGACGCCATGCCAAAAGGCGCGCATCGGCTATTGGAAGGCATACAAAAGACTTGCGGAATTCCGCTGGGAGTATGCCGACTATGAGTGCTTGTGTTATATGCCGTGGAGGCACGAGTTGCGCAGCGCGCCCCTGACCGGAAAAAAATATCATCTTGGAGAGCTGGCGCTCGCCGCAAAGCATGCTCATTTGATTTTGGATGCTTGGGAAAAGAGGCAAATCCTTAGGAAAGGAAGCCGACAAGAAGATTGAATGCCTGTGGATGAACTACAACCCCCAACTGACGCTTTTTTGATATGCCAACACGATTGATCAGAGATGCTATTTTGACATCAGGGCGCGTCGCCTCCCTATCCTGGGAAGCGGAGGTGTTCTACCGACGCCTGATGTCTGTGGCAGACGATTACGGCCTTTATGACGCCAGGACGCCCATTCTCCGTTCTGCGCTGTATCCTCTCCAACTCGACAAGATGAGCGAGTGCAATATTCAACGCTGCCTCTCCGCGTGTGAGGCCGCGGGGCTTATTCTGCTTTATTCTCACAATGAGAAGCCATACTTGATGATTCTGGGGTTCGACCAGCAGGGGAAGTCCATGCCCAAATGGCCGCTTCCGAACGGTTACGAAGTGCTGAAAGTTTCCGATAAGAAATACGAACTGCGGAAATTCGTAACAGGTCGTAACGATTCGCCTCAACCCGTTACTTATGCGAATGCGTATTCGAATACGAAGACGGATGCGGATGCGAAGAATTTGCCTGTAAGCCGAGGCATAGAGCAATTCCCGTGGAGCGCGGAGGATGTGCGGCTTTTCATGGCGGCCCAGCTTATGGCTCCCAAGGGGGATGATTTGAGACGGTGCGCAGAGTCGTTTTTTGATGATTTTTCTGCCCGCGGATGGAGGGATAGCAAGGGGATTCCTCTTGCCGACTGGAAGCCTGCAGCCCGGAAGTATGCCCGTTCCTGGGCCACCAACAACGTGCAGCGGGGGCAGCAAGGCGCGTCTGGACGGAATGACGCCAACGCGGGAAGGAGGTACGAATGATGGATGATATTCAACATTTGGCCGGGCAGGTTTCCGCGGTGCCTTCCCAGGACGGGATTGTCCGCAGTTATAAGCCGGTACGGTATGATATGGGCGGGTTTGACGAGTCCGTTCATCCGGAGGTTCAGGCCATGCACCGGGAAGTTCAGTGGTTTATTAACGATGTGGTGAATAAGGTTCGCCCGCGCCGCTGGCTGTCCCTGCTGGGGGCTTCCGGGGTGGGTAAGACACATTTGGCCGAGGCCGCCAGGAATGCGCTGACCGAAGTACGCCCCACGCTGCCCATTCAGTTTTGGAAGTGGCAGAAGGTGGTTTCCATGCTTCGTTCCGGGGATTGGGCGTTTATTGAATATTTGGTTAAAGAGGTGTACGTGCTGATTTTGGATGATATTGGCGCGGAGAATTCTTCCCCAGCTATTCTTTCCGCTCTTAACCGTGTGGTTGACGGGCGGCTGGGGAAATGGACGATGCTCACGTCTAATTTGTTGCCGAAGCATATCGGGGAGCAGTTGGATGCACGTATCGCGTCACGGCTTTACCGCGGCAATAATGTGGTGTGCCAGGTTAAGGACGCTCCGGATTATTGCTTTGAACGGTATATGAGAAGGGAGGAGGGGAGATGAAGCAGTCGGAGTTAAAATTGATGTCTATCATGTCTGCTGCTTTTTCACGGCTGAAAATGTCTCCGGTTCAGATAGCCATTCTTTCCTGTATCGGTCTTAATCCCGGCATTCGGTTCGGAGAAATTGCCAACCGCGTTTCCGTATCTTCCAGCCGTCTGTGCTTTCACTTGAATACCCTTTGCGGTGCAGGAGACGTTTCTACCTCCCAATATGGCGGCAGATTCAAAAAAGGTTATTTCCTCACGGCACAAGGGCGTAAACGATTGGAAGACGCGATCACACGAACGATGAAAGATCATGCCTAAGCGAGATAAAACATCTATTGCCACAGAGAAGAAGAAGGAATTTGCCAGGCTCTTGGTTGAGTCAAAATTGTCCAAAGCGGACGCATACCGTAAAGCTTACAAGCGCAAGGACATGAGTAATGACGCGGCCAGTAAGGCGGCTTCTCGTTTGTCCAAAGATGGCGAAGTTTTGCGAATAATTGATGAATTGAATGCCCAGTTGGACAGATCAGCGATTGCCACCAAGCAGGAATGCCTTGAGTTTCTTACTGCTGTGTTGCGTACACCGATTGGAGAAGTGGGCGAAGATTCTCCTTTATGCCAGGAGGTTGCCTATACAGATTCAGGGATGCGCAAGAAGATGCCCGGCAAGATTGAGGCGGTGAGGGAGCTTTCCAAGCTGGCCGGTTACAATGAGCCGGAACCGGTAGATGTTCCCGGCCTGTCGCAGATTGCCGCGGTGCTTGCCGGAACGCAACAGGAGCATCTTGTACATCCTGATAATGGTAAAGCCGCCCCGATTGAGTTTGACGGGATAGATGCCGCACCGGAAGAAAAAGAACACCGCCCAGGGTTACTGGGCGGCGTGAAGGATGAACCGTTGGTTTAAAGGTCTATTTCACAAGATTCCAAACTTAGGTTGCTTTTCAACTTCATTTCGTTCTGAAGAAATTGAATTTTTTCTTCTGATACTTTTTCAATTGACTCTTCCTTTTCAAATAATTCTTTATCTAAAAGACACTCTATTAATTTATTGTAATTTAAAAATCTACCTAAAGAGTGTAAAATTTGCCAATCTTCACCTAGAAAACTGTATTTTAATATTTCCAGGCGTTCCAATTTTTGTTCAATATTTAAATTGTTATTTTTAATTATAAATAATATAAGACTATATACAGAATCCACCCAAGATCTTATTCTAATAATTTGAAAAGTAAGAGTATCCAAATTATAATGATCTTTATTATTCTTAATAGTCATATACGTATTATGCGACATATCCATCGCATGCACATTGAGCTTTAAGTTCTTTTTATTTATAATATCAGCAATAACAGAATCTATATTTGACTCTATCCTGCGACAATTTATATATAACATATTAATTGCATCTCTCCCGTGATCTTCGTATGTTTGAACCTCCTCCTGAACTTTTCTGATAATAGAAATCTGGTTATAAAAGAAATTTTCAAATCTTTGAATATCCATTAACCGAATCTGAGACTGTATATCAGATCGTTGTTGTTTTATTTGCTCTCCTTGACTTTCAATTTCTTTTCTTTGTAGGAAAAGGGCGCCAACAACTGCTGCAAAGGCCAATCCGGAAAATAATGTGTTGAGGGAACCGTACATGTCGCCACTAATTCCAAAACGTGAGGTTTCTGGAAAGTCAATTCCTTCAAACAATCTGTCCGCCATACCAAGGATGATCCATGTAATAAAGGGCCATGTAATGAAAAGTACGGGCACAATAACGAGCAAGCTATACATCCAATTCCAGTTTGAACGTTTCTTTTTCGGAGAAGATTCTTGATATTCCATACCAAGACAATGTAGTCCTTCCATTTCCCGATTGTCAAAGTATTTCCCTGAATGGAAAACCATTCATTTACCCAAGTTACGGTTGTATTCATCATCTCCGGTTTTGGTGTAATGATGGTGCATGATTCGATGCGCTTTCAACGGAGGCGAGCTTTCTCCTACTTCCGCCGTCCGAGCGGATTTAGATAATTTTCACCGTGGGGCTTCCAGAATTGAGAATCTGGACCTGGGCCAGATGGGCGGCGTTTCCCGGCGCCGCGGGTTCCGGCGCGTGGCTGCCGCTTTGGAGGGTTCCGTGATTTTGCCTTATGTTTATTCCACCAATGACCGTTTTCTTGTGGAGGTGTCCCCTTCCCTGTTGCGCGTGTTGTCCGCCGAGGGGGATGTGGTTGCCTCCCTGCCTTCCGTATGGAGCCAGGACGATGTTTCCTCTTTGCGCCACAAACAGGTGAACAGCATGTTGTTTCTGGCCTGCCCCACGCATGAGCTGATGGTGCTGAAACGGGATGACGAGGGCGCGTTTTCCCTGGCTCCCTATGAGTTTAAGGCCCGCCCCTGGCGGTATGAGGAATTCCGGGATTTTCCGGTGCGCCTGACGTTGGATGAGGGGTGTTACAGGGTGTCTTTCGGGGATCATGCGTCCGATCCGGATGCGGCGGTTAACGAGGGGGATGTGATGCGCGTCCAGGTGACGGTGCCCCAACAGACCGGGTTCAGCACGGGGGCCGTGGTTCGCCAGGGTTGGGTGATTGCCAAGGCGTTTACGGCAGCCAGCACTTTCACGGCTGGGAAAAAGCTCTGCCTCAATGAGGGGAGTTATTGGTCCTGGTGGACGTGCGACAGGGATTTTAACGGGGCGGCGGATTTTGTGGACGGCCTGACGTCTCCGGCGGATTATCCGGAGCATTTTCATAAGGGTGTGATTTGCCATTCCAATACGATTACCTGCAAGGGGACCTGGACGTTTTATTGTTATAAGGAGTGGTACGGCACGTATGCCGTGGAGCGGCGTTTTCCGAATGAGGATTGGCAGCTGCTTGGTACGTCCAATTCCCCGGTGGGGGCCGCTTCCAATTTGCAGCTGACCGGGGACGAGGCGGGGGAGGAGTGTTATTTACGCCTGATGTTGTATGAGTCCCAGCTTTCCAACGGTTCCGATCCCAGCCAGGGGTTTCCGGCTGATTCCTGCGGGAATAAGCTGGTGGTGGATGCTTATAAGAAGGATGTGGTGCTGCGGCTGCATTCCCTGTCTACCAGCGACGTGCGCAAGTTGACGCTGCCTTTGGGGAGTGATTTTTGCGATTTTTTCGAGAAGAAGGGCCTGCCGGTTTTTTCCGCATTGTTGGTTGATGGGGCCAAGGTGGACGGCGGGTTTGAGGTATCCAGGGAGGGACGGATGCTGACGGTGAAGCCCGATGGGTTGACGACGGATGATGTCGGCGCCGGGAGCATGGTGCGCCTGGAATGGGAGCAGGCAGAGGTGAGTTTGGACCGGTTTGCGGAGGGGTCGATTGAGATGTATCGTTTTTTTCTGCCAGCGGGTACAGTCGTGTCGATGCAGGGGTTTGTCTGCGTTTATGCAGGACAGACGATTCGACTGAATTCGACGTTGAATGTGTGTTCTTTTTGCGAGGGTAATGGCGGTTCTTATTCGTTGAGGTCTGTGTTTTCCACGATGGAGAAGGCGTCTTTTACGGTTCTGGAGGACGGGGTTTATGTGGTGAGGATGGAGACCTGGACCGGAGGTTCCGTCAGTCAACGGGCCAGAGCGCAGCTGGAGGTGCCGCCCTGTACGGCGTGGATGGAGGCAGAGGTGGCCGAGGTGACGGCTTCCGCGGAGTATTCCCTTTGGGATAATGTGTCCGCGGTTCCGGAGGGGGTACCTCCGTCCGGGGAGTCGTTGATGTGGAGTTTCGCGGCGTTCCGGGGGGTGTACGGGTTTCCTTCCCTGGTGGATGTGTTTCAGCAGCGCCTGGTGCTGGCCGCTACGCAGGCCCAGCCGCAGACGGTGTGGTTGAGCAAGACGGATGACCTCAACAGTTTCGAGGTAGGGAAGCAGGATGATTCCGCGCTGGCTTTGACGTTGAGCACCACAACACAGAATCGGATTTGCTGGCTGATGGCGCAGAGTTCCCGGCTGCTGTTGGGGACGGCGGACGCGGAGTGGGCGGTGTCCGGAGGCCAGGGGGTGATGACTTACGCCAATGCGCGGGCGGATAGCCACGGGTTTGTGGGTTCTTCCGATGTGCCGGCCCTGATGGCGACCGATAAGGTGCTGTATGTGGAGAGGGGCGGCGGACGGGTGTATCAGTACGGGTATGATTATGAGAGCGACGGGTTTGTGTCCCGCGATTTGACGGTGTTTGCCGATCATGTGCTGGCCGACGGCGGTGGGTGCCGGGGGGTTGCTTTTGTGCGCAAGCCGGAGCCGCGGGCGGTGTTTGTGCGCCGGGACGGTACACTGGCGCTGATGACTTATAATAGCATGCACCAGGTTCACGCCTGGCACCGGTACACGACAGAAGGAGTGTTCGAGGGGGTAGCCGTTTTGCCCAATGGGGATCAGGCGGATTTGCTGTTTGCCCTGGTGGAGCGGGAGGATGGACGGTTTATTGAGGTGATGGCGCCGGGTAATGAGTTTCAGGATCCAGGAGGTAGGGATTTTGTGTCTGTGTTAGAGACTAACGCCCTGATTTCTCTTGAAGCTGCTGGACGCCGCCAGCATAGCGGCGGAGTGATGTTTTTCTTTGGCTCTGACGCACTGGTGGATGGTGTTGAGGTAAGCATCGACGGAACCCGCTGGGATGTACTGGACCGTTCCCCGTCTTCGTTTTTAACAAGGGGATGGCATTCTCTAGTTTCTGATGGATGCTGGAATTACGATTCCATGGTGGGCATCCGCGTTTCCGGCAACCGCGATTTCAATTTATTAGCTATTCAGGCATAATGGATAATAATATAGAGATTCTAAAAGAACGACTTTCCGAACGCGTGTGGAGGTTAAATCACCTTTACTGGATTATCAATAAAGAGGGCAAGATGCAAAGGTTCCAGTTGAATTGGGCCCAGCGGCGGCTGCATGAGCAGTTATGGTACAGGAATGATATTCTGAAAGCGCGCCAGCTGGGAATTTCCACGTATGTGGCCATGCTGATGCTGGACATGTGCCTGTTCCGATCCAATTTCCATTGCGGCATCATTGATAAGACTTTGGTGGATGGGACTGGCAAGATTGGCAAAATTGAGTTGGCTTACAGGAGTTTGGATTATGTACCGGATGCTCCCACGGAAAAAGACCTTGCCTTGGCCAAATTAGGACGCCTCATTAAAGGGGAGATTCAAGCCAGACCTTCCCAAACGACGGTGTCTTTTTCCAATGGGAGTAAAATTACAGCCGGCACATCTCTCCGTGGCGGCACATTTCAGTTTTTGCATGTCTCGGAACTTGGACACGTCGCGGCCCACGCCCCTCTGCGGGCCCGCGAGATTGTGACAGGGGCCATGAATGCCGTTTCCAAAGATGGAGTGATTGTTCGGGAATCCACCCATGAGGGAGGAAAGTTTGGCCTGAATTACGAGATGACCAAGACGTCCATGGAAATGGTCGGCAAACATCTTTCTTCCCTGGATTGGAAGTTTTTTTTCTTCCCCTGGTGGAAAAATCCGGAGTATTTCCTTGAGGCTGATGGTGAACAGGGAGGCGGTTTTCCGGAGGATTTGCAAAAGTATTTCGAGGATTTGAAGTTAAGGTGCGGTATTTCCCTGAATGATGCCCAAAAGCGTTGGTACGCCTCCCAATACAAGACATTTGGAGGATTGGTCCGTCAGGAATATCCCTCTACACCGGAAGAGGCGTTTCAGTCATTGGTGGAAGGATCTATTTATGGCTCATACATTGATATGTTGAGATCCAAAGGGAGGTTGTGCGGAGAATTTGAAAAGGACGACCTGGCTCCCTATTACGTGTCCTGGGATATTGGCATGGCTGATTATATGGTTCTCTGGCTCTGGCAGGTGAGGGGAGACGGCAAGTTTTACGTGATGGATTGCTTGCAGGCCAATGAAAAGCCCTTGGAGTGGTATATCAATTTCATCCGAACGAAGTGGGAAGTGATGTTTGGACCCATTTACAAACATCTGGTTCCCCACGACGCAGGGAGGAGAGATCCCCACGGGATTACCTTTGACGTGTATTTGAGGCGAGCAGGGTTCAATGTGTCCGTAGTGCCGCGCATTTCCGATGTGTGGAATGGTATTTTTGCGGTACGGCGCCTCCTGAATCATTGCATTTTTCATGAGCGATGCTCCCGGCCCCTGAAAATTGACGGAGTGGAATATATGTCTGGCGTAAATGCCCTGGAGAATTATCAGAAGGCCCCGGCAGGAGCACATGGTGTTGAACGGGATACCCCCTTGCATAATAGGTGTTCTCACGCAGCGGACGCCTTTAGGACATTTGCGGAAGCTTATGAAAATGGCCTTGTTGGAGCAGTTGGAGCCGTTGCCATGCCTGCACAAGCGGTAGAATCACGCCAGACACAAGGACTTGCCATAGGCGCGGATGCGCTCTTTTTCTAA